AGTAATCGTTGCACCAACCAAAGATGTCAACATGCCTGAAACAGATGTAACATTTAGTTTGTCTGAATCTAATCTTGCACAACTACAAAAGATGGCTGCAATTCTAAAGGCACCTGACCTTGCACTTGTCGGCGAGAAAGGTGGTAATGTTGTGTTGAAAGTGTGTGATAAAAAGAATGATACATCTAATAATTTTGATATTGTTGTTGGCGAAAATGCAACAGCAGACTATACTTTTTATTTCAAAGTAGAAAATCTTAAAATGATGTCTGGCGATTATGATGTTTCAGTATCATCAAAGTCTATCTCTCACTTTAAAAACACAAAACTTCCAATTGAATATTGGATTGCATTAGAACCTGATAGTGTTTTCAATGCGTAAATTTTATATTATGAATAAGGTGAATTATGAGTACAGACTTTCTATGGGTCGAGGAGTATCGACCAAAAACAATTGATGATTGCATACTACCGGCATCATTAAAAACATTGTTTCAGTCCTTTATTGACAAGGGCGAAATATCAAATATGTTATTTTCTGGCACCCCAGGTGTCGGCAAGACCACAGTTGCGAAAGCATTGTGTGAGCAAATGAACTGTGATTGGATAATGATTAACGGTTCAGAAGAAGGTGGCATTGATGTTCTCAGGAACAAAATCAAAAACTTTGCTTCTACTGTATCACTCTCTGGTGGTAAAAAGGTAGTGATACTAGACGAGGCAGATTATCTTAATCCTCAATCAACACAACCTGCTTTAAGAGGTTTTGTTGAGGAGTTTCACAAGAACTGTAGATTCATTCTTACATGTAATTTTAAGAATCGAATCATTGAACCACTTCACAGTCGATTCTCAAACATTGAGTTTAGAATCAACAATAAAGATAAACCTAAACTTGCAGCTCAATTGTTTGAGAGGTCAACATTCATTCTAACAGAACAAGGTGTTGACTATGAAAAACCTGTTGTTGCAGAACTTATCAAGAAGCACTTCCCAGACTTCAGAAAACTTATCAATGAACTGCAAAGATATTCTGTTGCAGGCACAATTGATGCTGGCGTTCTTGTAAATGTTTCAGATGAAAATCTAAAGACTTTGACGAATCATCTCAAAGGCAAAGAGTTTGGCGAGATGCGAAAGTGGGTTGTAAATAATCTTGACAATGACCCAGTTAAAATCTTTAGAAGAATCTATGACAGTTTGTATACTGCACTTGAACCTGCAACAATACCTCATGCTGTTTTGATTATCGCTGACTATCAATACAAGTCTGCTTTCGTGGCAGACCAAGAGATTAATCTAGTGGCATGTTTGACTGAACTGATGTCCCAGGTGAAATTCAAATGATAATACTAAGAAATTATTCTAGAGGCAGAAGTAAGAGGCAGCAATCTATATCAGGAAAAGTTATTAAAATACTTGAAGATGGTAAATATAATGGATATGCTTATATACAGGCTGTTAAAAATCCATTACCTGGCCACGAAAGAATTGTAAGAATAGGCGAAACATCAAGAGGCTCTAGAGGTTTGACCACTTATCGCCCTACAAGGGGTCTTAGAGAATGGAAACAGGCAGACGGAAAACAAACAAATATGATAGGCAAATATTATAAAAGAGAAGAAATTGTAACATTTATATTTCCAACAAAAATTCCTTGCGAACAAAAAATACTTGAATCTCAATTTAAACAAAAATTTTATAAAAAGTATCGTAAATCGCCAGCATTTGATAAAGATAATAACTATAAATTTCTAGTTCATAATGATGAATGGACTAACTAATGTACGATTTATTTAAAGATTATCTCCCTGCGATAAATCACACCAAAAAGAATCTGATGGATTCTGATGACCCTATGTGGGAAAAGAAGTACCCTGCATTTATGGTCAACAAAGTCCTATCTGGTTTTCAAGACACCGTAATGCTCAGCAATGAAATGAATCGAAATCATTTTCTTGATAGAGATATGCAATTTCAATTTCTACTAAATAGTATAAGACAGAAGAAAAGATTTACTCCTTTTCTGAAGGCTGGTAAGATTAAAGATATTGAGTGTGTAAAAGAGTATTATGGATATAGTAATGAAAAGGCTAAGTCTGCTCTCGACATACTCACCAAAGAACAATTGAAATTAATTAAAGAAAGTTTATATAAAGGTGGGACAAAATGAATGAGTTAGATAATAGTTGGCATCCTGAAAAGATGCTCGAAGTACAATTAAAAGAGCCAGATGATTTTCTGAAGGTTCGAGAAACCCTAACGAGAATAGGCGTAGCCTCGAGGAAAGACAAAAAGTTATTCCAATCATGCCATATTCTACACAAACAAGGAAGATATTTCATAGTACATTTTAAAGAACTGTTTGCACTAGATGGTAAGTTTGCAAACTTCTCAGAGAATGACATTGAAAGAAGGAATACTATTGCTCAATTATTGGGCGATTGGGGTTTGATTACTATATTAAATAAAGAGCAGGCAGAGAACAAGGCGCCTCTCTCACAGATTAAAGTTCTGGCGTTCAAAGATAAGAGCGACTGGGACCTACAAGCAAAATACAATATAGGTAAAAAGATAGATGACGAAGGCTCCGAAGTTTAGAGATTTCATTACAGAAGCAAAAGGTGATAAAAAGTACAAGTTACTGATTATTACTGATGAGCCTGAAAAGGCAAAAACATTTCATACTGCTGACCGACTAAGGGAAGAGGCAGATAAACTTGGGTGGAAGAATTATCTATACAAACTATCTGGCGGATATACATCATACGAAGATGGCATCTATAGATTACACAACAAAGGTGATGACAAAGGTTTTGTAGTATCAGGTAGTGATACGATTGCTGTCATTCGTGGTTCTGTTGTGAGAAAAGATAGTTGGTTAGATATTGTTTCTTCACTTGAAAAACATGGCGTGTGTGTTGCTAATAGTCGTAGAACAATCAACATCTGTACAGACAAATATAGAACTGCACTTAAACTTGCAGACTACGGCATCAGACAACCTAAAACTGTTTTGATAACAGACCCCGAAAACTCTGTCAAAGCATTTGACATCCTAGACACAAAGTTTCCTGTGATAATGAAAACTCTAAGGGGTTCAAAAGGTGTTGGCGTTCTGTTTATTGAGTCTGAGAAATCAATGGATAGTATCGTTCAGATACTTCACAAACAAGACGAAGATACAGACCTACTGTTGCAAGAATACATCAAAACAGATTATGATGTTAGAGTGCATGTACTGGGTGGTAAAGTATTTGCGGCTATGCAAAGACCTGTTATCGAGGGCGATTTCAGAAGTAATGTATCACAAGGCTCAGAACCTAAAAAGATTAAACTAACTGAATTAGAAATAGAAGAAAGTCTAAAGGCTGCAAAGGCAGTTGGTGGACTATGGACTGCTGTTGACTTTATTCCTGCTAAGAATAGGGACAAAGAACCACCATTTGTGATTGAGGTCAACTCATCACCAGGTACAGAAGGCATAGAAGAAGCAACTGGACAGAATATCAGTAAAGAGATTATCGAGTTTTTTGCAGACAGTAAGAACTGGGTTAAAGTGCCATCTGAATGTGGTTATAAAGAAGTTGTTACAATCAAACCATTCGGGCAGATTGTTGCCAAGTTTGATACAGGTAACTCTGGTATGCCAGTAATTCACGCTGACGAGATGAAAGTGAGTGGTAAGAAAGTTACATGGTCTTTACTAGATAAAACTATTACGAGTGATATTATTCGTGTAGAAGAAATATCAGTTGGCGGTCTAAGAGATTATGATGAAGATAGATATGTGGTAAAACTAGATGTTGAATTTCTAGGCACAGCCTATGAAACAGAATTTACACTAGATGATAGAGATGAGAGAAGTCATATTCTATTTGACAGAGAGTTTATGAACAGACTCAATGTAATGGTCAACCCAGGCAGTAAGTATGTGGTTACGACAAAATATAGTTTGTAGGCTTGACAAACCAGTCAAACTAATGTATAATATGTTATTAAATAATGAAGGAGTGAAACATGGCAAAAAATCATCAAACAGAAAACCCACTATTCAAGGCACTACTCAGACAATCAGAGGCTGATATCGCAACTGCGTTTGCTTCGTTAGTGATTCATTTTGATAACCCATCAGCCGATGGTGCAATTATCAAATCAATGCAACATCAACTAGATAAGATTGCAATTGCAGAACAAAGAATTGAAACATTAAATAAACATTTCAACAATACTCAAATATAATTAATGAAGTTCTACACAAGTGTACTTCCCTACAGAGGTCGGTTGTTGGTTCGTGGTGTCGATAAAGACGGCACCCAAAAGAAATATAGAATTAATTATAAACCATCTCTGTTTGTTCCAGTCGGCAAAGAAACTAAGTATAAGACTTTAGATGGTCGTAATGTCGCAAAGATAAAGTTTGATAGTATCCCTGAGGCCACGAAGTGGGTGAATGAATACAAGAATGTTACAAACTTTGAATACTTTGGCAACACACGACATCAATATCCATTTATCGCAGATGAGTTTCCTGGCAAAGTCGATTGGGACTTATCGCAGATAAAATTACTTTCAATTGATATTGAGTGTGAGAGTGAGAATGGGTTCCCTAGTCCTGACAAAGCGGCAGAGCCTCTTATCTGTATTACAGTAAAAGACCATACATCTAAAAAGATTATCGTCTTTGGCATGGGCAACTTTGTCAACGATAGAGATGATGTTCAATACATCAACTGTTCAACTGAAACACATTTGATTGAAACATTCACTAAGTTTTGGGTTGAATACAACCCCGACATCATTACTGGTTGGAATGTAAAGTTCTTCGATATGCCTTATCTGATGAATCGTTTCAAACATCTAATGGGTGAAGAATGGATTAGTCAATTCAGTCCTTGGGGTATTGTTGAACAACGAACTACAAGAACTACTGCAAAAGGATATAATCGTGAAGAAAGTTTCTATGACATTCTAGGCGTTGATGTTCTTGATTATCTTGACTTGTATCGTAAACATACTTTTGTTAGACGAGAGAGTTATAAACTTGACCATATCGGCGAAGTTGAACTTGGTCAAAACAAGTTAGACAATCCGTATGATACATTCAAAGAGTTTTATCAGAACGACTATCAACGATTTGTAGAATACAATATACAAGATGTTGAACTCGTTGACAAGTTAGAAGATAAGATGCAACTGATTGCCTTGCACCTGACTATGGCCTATGAAGCAAAAGTGAATTATCAAGATGTGTTCGGTCAAGTAAGAATATGGGATTGTATTATCTACAATCATCTTCGTTCAAAGAATATTGTTCCGCCTGCCATACAAGAATCTAAAACATCTGATGGTTATGAAGGCGCATATGTGAAAGACCCTGTTGTTGGTTTTCACGATTGGATTTGTAGTTTCGACTTGAACAGTCTATATCCACATTTGATTATGCAATACAACATCTCGCCCGAAACAATGGTCGGGTTTGAACCGAATCGTGTGAATGTAGAAAACATGTTGAACGAGAAGTCTGACTTGTCCGACTTAGATGGCAGAACGATAACGCCAAACGGTGCTCAGTTTAGAACTGATAAGCGTGGCTTTCTTCCTGAACTTATGGATACACTATATCAAGAACGAGTTATTTATAAAAAGAAGATGTTGGAAGCACAGAAGATGTATCAACAGACTGGCGATAAGAAGTACGAGTTTGAGATTGCAAAGAATCATAACATTCAGTTGGCAAGAAAGATTGCATTGAATAGTGCCTATGGTGCAATCGGCAATCAATACTTTAGATACTTTGATGTTCGACATGCAGAAGGTATTACTATGGCAGGTCAGTTGACGATTCGATGGATTGAACGAGATGTCAATGAGTTTCTAAACAAATTGTTAAAGACAAAGAGTGTAACATATGTTGTGGCTTCTGACACAGACTCCATTTACATACGATTGGGCGAAGTTGTTGATAAGATATTTAAAGACAAGTCCGACACAAGAAAGATTGTGAAAGTCATGGATAGATTTTGTGAAGAAACAATTCAACCACAGATTGATAAGTCGTTTGACAAACTTGCTAAATATGTAAATGCATATGAACAAAAAATGATTATGAAACGAGAAGTGATTGCAAACAAAGGTATCTGGACTGCAAAGAAAAGATATATCTTAAATGTTTACAATGACGAAGGTGTTGAACTGAAACAACCTAAACTAAAAATCATGGGCATCGAGGCAGTCAAAAGTTCTACACCTGCCCCATGTCGTGCAAAGATTAAAGAGGCGTTAAATATCATTATGAATGATGACGAAGATACATTAATAAAGTTTATCGAAAACTTTAGAAAGGAGTTTAAGTCGTTACCACCACATGAGATTGCGTTTCCTCGTTCATGTAATAATTTAAAAAAGTATTCTTCAACAACAACAATCTATCAAAAGTCCACACCAATGCATGTTCGTGGTGCTTTGTTATATAATAATCTGTTGAAGAAGAACAAGTTAAAGAAGTATGAAACTGTGCAAGAAGGTGATAAGATTAAGTTTATTAAATTGAAAGAACCTAATTCGTTGAGAGAAGATGTAATATCTTTTATTAGTGTTCTTCCAAAAGAGTTTGATTTGCACAAGTATATTGATTATGATAGTCAGTTTGATAAGTCCTTTTTAGAACCACTACGATTTATTGTTAATGCAATCGACTGGAGTTTTGAACGACAATCAACACTAGATGATTTTTTCTAATGACAGACGAAGAACTAAAAAGGTTTATGGAGTATTTTAAAGACAACATGCCAGACCCCGAGCATCACCCACGAAAGGTGATATGGCTAATGAAATGGTATCAGTCAATTGTTTTAAGGAATAGAAAATGAAAGAAAATGCATTTACACACTATATAAGAGATGAGGAACTATATGGCCGTTTCAAGGATGCGGCTAGAGAAGATAAGTTACCAATCTTAGATAACAAGACATTTGAAAGAATGAACGCAGAGTATGGCAAAGATAAGATGAGAACAAATCTTGCTGACTACATTGCAACAGAACGACCTGTGTTCCCACTAAAAGAAATCACTAAAGACGATATGAGAAAGTCCTTTTTTGATTTGCAAAAGTTTGATACTAGTACTATTTGTATTCCTAATGAGCAAGTAGAAAAGACTGTATTT